TCCACAGTCACTGGGAGTTGTGACGTTGGATCGTAAGTACAAAAAGCCTGGATGGCGTGTGTTCGATCAGAAAAAGGTTGAAACTTATAACGAATACCACCATGCCAAAATGCATTCATACGAGAAATTCGATTCATAAAAACATATGCTTGGTCGTAATTAAAATAAGCTGCATCAAAAGAAGTTCCCAACTCAGTTGTTGCGCCATCAAGCATAGTGCCTGTGAAAGTAAAAGGTGTCACAGGAAAAGCGAATCGACTCGTATACACTTGACGCGTACCACTATTATGTAAATGCTGTATAGTGGTAAACGTTGCTCTCAAAACTGCAATGGGGGCGAACTTTCTAGCGATCTCTCTTAGATCACGAACGCCCTCATTAAATACATTCATTCGGGAAACTGTGGCTGGACCTTTATTCAAGGGTATTGAATCAGGATTAATAGTCCTAATAGGAACCATCTCCGCATCAGCTTGCATCTCAGCCTTAATTCTCTCTGCAACAGGAGCCGCAAGAGGTAATTGAAACCGATCATCTTGCAAAAGACGAGGAAATTCGAATTCCATATCAGGACCTCCAGAAATATAGATGTTAAGATCTATTGCTGGGGCAACATTACTAGGAGCAGTAAGTTGATTCTGAACAACAACAAAGAAATAACCAAGCAAATGTTGATCGGTGAAATTGGTTATTGTTCCTTCAGGTCCAACTGGAGCCCAAGATTTTCGGGGCAAACTTGATTGATAAGGACAAGCAACTTGCAAAGATTTCTGTTCTTTAATATCGAAAACGGCATAAGCACAATTAGTAAACTGTTGTAAATTAGCGGGTTGTGTTAATCCTTGATTAGGGACAAAAACTAAAGCCAAACGGCCTGTATGAAAAAGTGAACTAACAGCGTCTATTCTAAACTGAATACTGCCACGCCAAAATTGAAACATGCGGGCAATATAGGACAAATTAGTACTATAACATCGGGTAAAATCGGCAACATAACCGGCAGGGTTAGGAACATCAAAGAAAGTCAGATCTGGCATAACAGGAAGCTCCATCAACACAGTACCTTGGGGGGCACCAGTCGACCAAACCATCTGTTTTATTAGGCCAGGAATCTGAACTCGGGCATTAACGTCCATAGCATTCGCAGTCATATTGGAAAAAGATTTATGTTCTAAATAAGTTCCTAGAGGAGCATTTCCTAAACGCACTGAACCATCAACACCTGTACCGTGAGATAAAGGCGCAAAAGGAGAAAGCGCATTCGAAACATTCGACATAGGATGGGCTGGCTTATCTAAATTTATGGATTGAAGCAAGTTACCTATACCTTCCAAACTAGTAGCTGCAGAAGTTGCGGCTTTTCCAAAATTCCCAGTATATATATTGTATGCGGCACTGCCAGCACCTGCAACAGCTTTAAAACCCTCGTCAATGGTAGACGATTGCATTTCAGCTCGCAAGAAAGTTGGAATAGTAGCCATATGAGGATGAATCGGAGCATGCATTTCAATATCTTCGCAACTCAACAAAACCTGTACATTCACGGTACCTAAAGCACCAGC